CGAAGTCGCCCGACTTGTAGACGGCCAGGCAGTCGATGGACGCTTCCTCTTCCTTCGGCGACGTCGTGGCGATAGCGCGCACCGACACGTCACCGCGGGTCGCGTCGTCCGACGACTCCCCCGGGTCCCACACGTCCTCGCCGCCGTAACCGACCACGAGGAACGACCGCCCGTTGTCGGTGTAGTGCAGCACCTCGGGGCCGTCGTAGACCGTCGTGAGCTCGGTCGACCCCGTGTCCGTCGGGGCCCGATATCCGGGCAGCGCCCGCAGCGTCGACAGGACCGCGTCGATGACGAGGTCCGCGTACGTGATCCGGGACATCTAGCGCACCAGGATCCGAGGCTCGCCCCACGCCTGACGCACCCGGTTCGGCACGTAGAACCCCAGGCGCGGGTCGATCTCCCCGTCAGCGCCCGCCTGGCGCGGGAGGCCGCCGCCCCGCTGCGTCTCCCACATGTGCTGCGCGAGGAGCCGGCAGCCCTGCTCGATGTTCGACGGCACCGACCCCGGCGGGCCGCACACGTACACCACTGCGACGTTCTGGAAGCCCTGCTGCCAGCACATCGGCGACAGGCTCGAGCCCCGCTGCAGCCAGCCCTGCCGGCCGTCCAGGGTGTAGCCCGACGCCGACACAGCAGTGCCGTTCTCCGTCACGGTCGTGATGCTCGTGACCGGGGCGTGCCGCAGATGCAGGACGGTCGTCTCGGCGTCGACAGTGTACGTCTCGGTGTACGTCGTCGAGCGCCACACCTTGCGCGTGAACCGCTCACAGACGTCGGAGACCGCCTCGAGCATGTCCGTGATCTCGGCGTCGGTGTCGGTCGAGTAGACCCGCAGGAACGTCTTCGCGTCCGCCAGGGTGATGATCGTGGCCACGGTTCACCCCTTGCGTCGCTGTGAAGTTGTTGCGATAGCCGTTTCGTATGGACCAGGGTCAGCGGACGACCCAGAACGTCCAGGACTCCCCGGACAGGTCGATGGCACTACCGGTCGGGTTGTTGATCACCATGGTTACCGTGTTCGTGGCGGACGGGTACACGCCGTACAGCACCAAGGATGAGGCGCCGAAGCCGTTGCCCGGGTTCGCGATCACTGCGGCGCCCGAGCCGGTCTGTCCGGTAGCCAGGCCGGTGACAGTTGCGGTCACCTTGACCGTGGCGCCGGCCGCGATGGACGCCAGGTCCACAAACACCTGCTGGCGATCCTGCGTGGTCTGCGGGGCGTGGCTGCCCACCACGGTCGCGGTCTGTCCGATGTACGGGGACCAGTCGCCCGTCAGGCTGGTGATCTGCAGAATGGTGCTGGAGAACGTCCGGTCAACCGTCGCGCCGGTGAGGGAGATCGGAGAGTCTGCCCCGTTGATGTAGAGCGAGTCGGTCGCGAAGACGGGTGCTTGTGTGCCGGGGATGCCGAGCGGGTCACGGCTGACCAGCCGCAGCGTGTTCGCGCTCGGCCCGTCGTAAACGATGAACTCGTGACGGACGCGCGCTGTCCCGGTCGGGACGAAGGCGTTGCGAGTGACGCCGATCCTGGCAGCCAGTGCGTCCGCAAGGGCGCAGTAGCCACCCCCTCCGGGGGTGATCCCATAGACGTCGATCACGGTGTTGGCGTTCGGGTGGAGTTGGTCGAGCATGAACGGGTGCGTCGAGGCGCAGACCGCCCCGAAGACCTCGCCCTGGATGTCGATGACGTCGACGTCGGGGTAGCGGTTCTTGAAGTAGTTGTAGATCCGACGCAGGGCCGTCGAGTAGATCTGCGCCTGACCGGTCGGGTTGGTAGTGGCGCCATCGGTCACGAAGTTGTTGCTGAGGGCGTTCGCGGTCAGCATCGTGTTCGGCATCCGCAGCAGGATGTCAGCGCTCGGGAGGTTCGTGCGGGTCCAGTCGATAAGCGTCTGGAGTCGCGTGATCCCGGCCGCGACGCACGCCGCGACGGTGATCCCTAGGCCGCCGGTCCGGATGTCGTTGAGCAGCCAGGAGTAGACGATCAGGTCGGGGTCGTCGGTGACGAGCTTGTCGCGGTTGTACCGGAAGGCACCCGAGGACGGCCCAGCCATCCAGTCCGCGAGCAATGCGCCGTTGTTGCCGCCCGCGATGATGTGCCGGCCGATCCAGAACTGGCCGCCCGTGGCGGAGCCGCTGGCGGCATTCGTCAGCACGGCGGTGGTCGCGTTGGTGACGCTGGCAATGGTGGTCGCCTGAATGATGTTTCGGCCGTGGACGACGCGGCCGATGTCCGCCGAGGTGAACGCGGCGGTAGCGCTGGTGACGGTGGTCGTCCCGTTGGTCACCGCGTCGGTCACGTAGTCGCCGGACCCGACACCATGCAGGCCCTCGCCTGCCTGGGTGTGCAGCCCAAGCAGGCGCCGGAACATCGAAGCGGCAGTAGTCGTCGGGTCCGACGTGGAGTCCCCGCAGAAGACCACCTTGGCGTTCGCCGGGTCCGTGGCAATCTGCTGCTGCCAGCGACGCAACGGGCCGCCAGGCTGCACATACGTGGCACTGTTCACCGCCGACAGTGACGCGAAGACCGTCGACCCGTCGCCGGCCTTGACGTCGCCTGTCGTCGTGTCCAGACCGAGCTCGCCCACGCCCAGGACATGCCCCGACGCCGTCCACTCCGACGTCGTCCCATAGGCCGCGACGCTCGGAGTGTTCGAGTCCGTCCCGCCGCCGGTCACCGACACGGCGGGCCCCTGGCGACTCGTGAACGTCAGAGCCATGTCTGTGATCCCATCAGGAGTAGGCCAACTCGCCCGTCACGTGCTGCACCGACACCGGCCACTTGTCCACCGTCGCGCCACCAGTCCATGCAACGGCATTCGTCACGTGCTGCACCGACACCGGCAGCAGCGTCGTGGACAGCTCCGCGTCCCACGTCAGGGCGCCCGACACCGGGTTCACTGCGATCGGCCAGGACCGGCGGGCCATGACGACCTCCCTACGCAGCGGACGTTGACTCGGAGGCCGGCTCGGACGCCGCCTGCTGGGCCAGGTACAGCGCCTCCTCGAGGAAGACGCCGCCCTTCTCGTGCACCGTCTTCACGGCCGTGTTCACGTGCACCGGGATGCCCACCGCCTGCAGACGCACACAGAACGACAGATCCTCGGAGAAGTGGCGCGGCTTGCCCTTGAGGCCCGTCGGGTGAGTGGCGATGCTGAACCACTCGTCGCCGTACTCCGCGCGGACCTTGTTCAGCGCGCGGCGGTGGATCAGCATGCACGCGGCGCCCGTCGCGCTGGCCTGGGTGACGGTGTCGCGGGCGTAGTCGGGGCGAGGGCTGAAGCCCACCTCGTCGCCCATGTCGAGGTAGTCGTAGACCGTGGGCACGATCCCGTAGCGGTCCGCGTGGTACGGACCCTTGTCGATGCGCCGCTGAGCGAAGCAGAGCGCGCCCATGACGGGCCGCTTGTGCTCGTCGGCCGACTCGACCAGGCGATCCACTGTGTCGGGGCCAAAGCCCATGTCGGTGTCCACGAAGAACAACCACTCGGCATCCGTCTGATCCAGGAAGGACCGACACACATCGTTGCGACCATCGGGCAGTCCGCCCGTACCGGCAACCTTCCGGAAGTAGGTGGCCTTCTCGTTCATGATGCGGCGGCTCTCGCGCAGGTCATAGAGCAGCAGCTCGGACCATGAGAGGCCGAAGCACGCCGACCAGTGGTTGTCGTCCAGGAAGCCGGGGACGACAGTCCCCCGCCTCACCTGCGGGTGCTGCGCTTCTCGCCCGGCGCCGCGGTCGCCGCCTCGATCGCCACAGACGTCACCTCACGCGGGGCGTCGTCCGGCTCGAACGCCCACGCGAACGCGGCGACGATCGGGTCGCTGTCGGCGAACTCCATGCCACGGGCGAGAGTCACGAACTGGTCGCTGCCAGGGTGGCGGACCACGACGGGCTGACGATGCTGAACGGTAGCCATGAGCGTCCTCTCTCAGGTCAGGTAGGCGATGGCCTGCCTCAGAATCTCGGGGTCGTCCTGGAACTTGCCTAGGCCGTGGTTGCAGTTGGCGCAGAGCAGGCCCCGGACCTTGCCCGTTGAGTGGCAGTGGTCGACATTCCAGCGCCGTCCTGCGTCGCCGCCCGGGTGACCGACCTTGCAGATGGCGCACTTCCCGCCCTGCACGTCGAGCATCTGGCGGAACTGCTCCAGCGAGATGCCGTACCGCTTGTGCAGTTCGAGGTCATGACGCTTGTCACTGGCGCTGTACCTGAGCGCGGCGGCCTTGCGTCGAGCCGCCCCGTCCTCGGTCTGCGAGTACGACCGCTGATACTCGGCCTCACACTGCGAGCAGTACCCCATGGGCACCCCGCTCGCGCGGGTGCCGAACTCACCAACCGGCTTGGATGACAGACAGCGCGGGCAGTGTCGCTCCGTCGCGCCAGGCGCCATCGGTGGGGTTCGGGTGGTGATGAGCGGGTCGCCGTGGCGCTGCCAGCGCGTGTAGTGCTGCGAGCACCATCCGCGACAGAAGGCCGACTTGCCGCAGTCCTCGATCTTGCATGTGGTCACTTCGTGCTCCTGGTCCTGAGGGGTGCAGCCACCTTCCGGCTACACCCCTCAGGGTACCAGACATCCGCTTGGTTCAGCGGATAAGACCAGTGCTAGGCACTCGTCTTGTCCACAAGGATCCGCCCGGCGGCCAGGTTCGGCATGCCACTGCCGACCCTCCAGTGGGCATACCAGCCGCGCACACCAGCCGGCAGGTTGTTCGCCGTTGCGAAGATGTGCGGGATGAACTCGACCGAGAGGCCTCCGGGCTTGTCGACCACGATGAACTCCGCCAGGGAAGCCAGCACGATCTCCTGGTCCAGGGCGGTCGTGGTCTGCGTGGTCGGCGCGTCGTCGCTCTCGATGACGGGCCGACCCAGCCAGCGCTCCGACACGGGCTGCGTGAAGTCGCCCGAAAAGCTGGAACTGATCGCCGTGCCCAGGCGCTTCACGGCGAGGGTGTAGAGCGGGTTGGCCACGAAGGTGCCGTTGCCGCGCCACCGCTGGGGCAGCGCACGGAGAAGCGCGTGGACGTCGACTTCGCCAATCGTGGCTGCGGTCGTGCTCGTGGTCTTGAGCGAGGACGAAGCGTTGATGGCCGTGAAGAGCCCGAGCGGCTGGGCCGAGCCGGAGCCGGTCATGAACGCCGCACCCTCCAGCCGGTCCTTCGCGTCCGCGAAGAGGCCGAGGACGTCGCTCTGGAGGCCAGCGATGTCCTGGAAGGCCTCGATGCTGGCCTGGACGAACGCCTGCGCCTTGTAGCAGGTGATGCTCTGCGACGCCACGGTCGGGCTGTCGTCGCTGACCTCCGCCAGTTCGGCATCGAACGACGCGGTCACGCCTGCGGTCGTCACGCCGTACCAGACGTTGCCCTCGGTGAGGGTCACCTTGCGGGTGCCCGCGCTCCGGAGGACGTTGTCCGAGCCGTTGTTCGTGAGCATCAGCGACGGGTCGAGGTGCGTCGGGACGAGCAGCCCGCCCTGCGTGGTCGTGCCGATCGCGACGGCAGCGCGCTCCTCGTTGTCGAGCGTCATCTCCCGGCCGGTGACGACCTTGGAGAAGGCGTCCGCGTAGACGTCGCTGGAGCGGGCGAGGATCTGCTCCGCCCAGCGATGGTCACCGGCGTGCCGCTTGACGACGCGCTCGAAGTGGGCCTGGTCAGCCCGGTCCTCGGGCGCCTTGTCCTCGTTGGCCCGCAGCAGCGAGTCGGCGAGGGCGCGGGTCCGGTCGCGGCCCTGGACCGAACGGTCCTCGAGGATCGCGAACGCGTCGCGCTTGACGATGACCTCGGGGCCGGCGGACCGCTCGACGGTCGGGGCGGTGCCCTGGGGGACGATGAAGGAGCGCACGCGGGCGACCTGCTCGGCGCGCGCCTCGGCGGCAGCGAGCTCGGCGGTGGCCGCGTCGAAGCG